TCTTGTTCGTGAAACGACTGAAAACGAAAGCCATAACTATGGTTATAAGTTTGGTCAAGAGGAGGAAACTTACAACATTGTAGCCGCACATGGATACTTTGGTAGACTCATTTTCCAATACGCTTCATTCAACAATAGCCGTAGCCTTCATTTCTTTCTTGCTGCTTGGCCCGTTGTTGGTATTTGGTTTGCTGCTTTGGGCGTTTCGACCATGGCTTTCAATCTTAATGGTTTCAATTTTAACCAGAGTATTGTCGAAAGCGAAGGACGTGTTGTTAACACCTGGGCGGACATCCTAAATCGAGCTGGTCTTGGTATGGAAGTAATGCACGAGCGCAATGCTCACAACTTCCCGCTAGATCTTGCAACACATATTGCCCCATCAATTGGGTAATAAATAGTTCAAGGGGCACCTCAGAGTCGGACCCCTTGTCCATTGGCAACAAGCCCTTACGAGGACACCTTGCTGCCGTCATGACGGTGGGATAGACCACAAAAAATATAACAACTAAATAACTCAAAGCGCTTTGAGATAATGTAAATCCTTATCTCTTTTTTTAATTACAATGGCTGACATGAATACCTGGAGTTACGGTTCTTCAACCGCTCCAGCTCTTGGTACTGGTGCGTTTCCTCGCCTTGATGACGGTACCATCAATCTTAGTAATAAGTACGCTACTTATCTAAAACTGTTCAGCGGTGAGCTGTTCAAGGCTTATCAGAACGCAACTATTGCTCGTGATCTTGTAACTCGCCGTACCCTGCGTAACGGCAAGTCAATGCAGTTCATCTTCACTGGTGATCTGCAAGCTCATTACCACACTCCCGGTACTCAGATTCTGGGTACTACGACCGAGGGTGGTTCTACTTCCAACGGTTTGGATGTTGCTGAAAAGACTATCATTTGTGATGATCTTTTGATTGCTTCCAGCTTCGTTAACAACCTTGAGGAAGTGTTTGCACACTACGATCTGCGTGGTGAAATTGCCCGCAAGATTGCATATGCGCTTGCCAACCGCTACGACCAGAACATCTTCAAGACTGCTCTTCGCGCTGCTGAAGAAGGTCCTATTAAAGGCAAAGGTGAGTCCACTGCAGTTTCCGGTCAAACCGGTGGTAACATCATTACCGTTGGTTCTGGTAATGAAACCGACGCTGCTAAGATGGTCAACGCCTTCTTTAAGGCTGCAACTATCTTCGATGAGAAGAACATTCCTTCCGATGGCCGTGTTGCCGTGCTGCCTCCTGAAGCTTACTACAACCTGATTACCACCGTAAGTAATAACATTATTCATCCCATCAATCGCGATGTGCAGGGTACTGCCATTCAATCCGGTGAAGGTGTGTACAGCATTGCTGGCATCCGCATCGTCAAGTCTAACAACGTTGGTCTTGGCAAGTTTGCTCACACTGCTGCTAATGGTGAAAACAACAACTACGAAGCCAAGTCCGAAAACGTCGCTTGTGGTCTTATCTTCCACAAGGATTCCGTGGGCTGTGTTGAAGCAGTTGGTCCTACCGTGGAAACCACGAGTGGTGATGTTCGGGTGATGTATCAGGGTGACCTGATCGTCGGCAAGGTTGCCATGGGTGCAGGCACTCTGAACCCCGCTGGTGCTGTTGCACTGCTGGCTACCAGTGATTCTGCTGCAACCCTCAAGGGTGCTGGCGGTCTCCTGGAAACTGCTGGTGTACTGCAAACTGACATCCACGCTGTCTGATTTAATTCACACGTTTTTCAAAGGGGGATCTCCATTACGGGGGTCCCCTTTTTTTATTCCAAATTGAGAGATATGTCTAATCCTACAAATGCTGTGTCCACTGAACTGGATGCTGTAAATCAAATACTTAGCAGTGTGGGACAGGCACCTGTCTCCACTTTGGATATGCAAAACCCAGAAGTGTATATCGTACTTTCTACGCTTCGAGAAGTAAACAAACAAGTGCAATCAGAGAGTTGGACCTTTAATACCGAACGTCACGTAGAGCTTGCTCGGGATAATAACAATAAAATTAAAGTACCAGCCTCTGCTCTTTCAGTAGATGCAAATGTACAAAAGTACAACGACAAATATAATATTGTACGCAGGCAGGGGTATCTCTACGATATGTATAAGCATACCAATGTCTTTGATGAAGATCTCGTTGTAGATATTGTTTGGTTAATTGCTTATGCAGACCTTCCTCCTATTGTCCAGTCCTATGTTGTCGCACGTGCAGCACGTATTGTTTCGGTAAAACTTATTGGTGACTCTGAAATCTTTCAGCTGTTGCAAGAACAAGAGTTGCAAACCAGAGTTGCACTTATGGAGTACGAAACACAACAGGGTGACTACTCTATGTTTGGATTCCGAGAGGAAGATAATTACTACACTAGCTACCAACCGTTTACCACGCTTACTCGATGACAGCAATCTCTCAAAAAATACCCAATCTATTTGGTGGTATTAGTCAACAACCAGATGAGAAAAAAGTACCGGGTCAAGTAAGAGATCTAGTAAATGGTTATCCAGAGTTCTCTCTTGGATTGATCAAGCGTCCCGGTGCTAAATATGAAAATGAATTTTACGATGCAGGGCTAGAAGAGTATACACAAGACACCGTAATTTTAAATAAACCTACGGGTAAATGGTTTCATATAAATCGTGACGAAAACGAAAAGTATATCGGTCAATTTTATATCGATACTACAACAACCAATGTCACAGTTCCTCGCTTAAAAATTTGGCGGCTCAGAGATGGGCTTGTTATGTTTGTAGATTTGAGTGGACTTGTTGATGGTAATTCAACTCTTGAAGGTTTACGAGACGATGCGTTAATTGCATGGACTGGTACTACCTCCCCATCGTATGTTAGATCTGCAGAAGAATCACTGTCAGATTTTACAGCTGAAATTGATGACTACATTGTTGATTGCCAAGAATATTGCTATAACACTTTTAATTTACCAGAAGATCGTTCTTATTTTAAAATTTCAAACACCTACGATTACGGAGATATTTATTCATCCGTTTATGATGGTGTTGTGGAAATTTCTGGTGACTACATTTATTATAGAAATGGTCAGTCTTTAACATCAACTACTGGATATTCAATTGGTAACGAGCGTACCGATGATGTTCCGCAATTGGCAGTGCAGGGTTACAAGGTTTATGAAATTATAGAACCTACAGCTGATAACAGCTTTGCTGATAGTGTTCCTGTTTTTAGTACGCTGGCTATTACATGGAGGGACATATTTAACTCCAGTACACATCCTGAATACAAAAATTATATAGATGAGGCTAAGGAGCTTAACAATGCTCTGCTAGATACTGTTTATCATCCGAGCACTTACCTTGATCCCAACCCAGTTAACACTTGGAATAATAGTTACTTTAGTGGGTTGCAGGATGTAAACAACATTGAGTTCCTTACGGATAACGATGTTACCTACGTTCTCAATAAAGAGAAAGTAGTGGAGATGGATAGTACTCTTTCTGGCGAGGGTGATGCTACTTCTCATCTTGTTGTGTTGGATGTATTTGTTCCAAGTACTAACTACACAATTAATATTACCGGAACCGATTCAAACGGAAGCTTTTCAATTCCCAGTACAGCTGGTCAAGTTTCTGGTGCAACGTTGGATGCGCTTTATAATAATATAGCTACGTTCGATACTAATGGTAATATTAGTGGTGGTCATTTATATGTCACTGATGTTAATAATAACTCGTATTTAGTGGTTGAACGCTACGAGAATGTATACAAGATTACCCCAGCATCTGGAGTTACGATTGACAAGATTGAAGTCGTTGGTCCCCAGGATGATGCAATTCGCCACGTTGAACACGATGTACGTGCAGTAACTTCTCTTCCACTTTATGCACCACATGGTTACAAGGTAAAAGTATCAAACATTGATTCAATTGATATCGATGATATGTGGGTCAGGTTTGAGATTACAGATTGGGATGATACAAATCAATATCCAACTGAACCCATCGGAACAATGGGAGAAGGTTCGTGGGTTGAATGTGTAGCACCAGGAATTAAATACAAACTAAACAACAAGACACTACCGCATAAACTTGTACGTGATCCAGTATCTGGTCATTTTAAACTTACACCAATTGAGTGGGAAGATCGTCGTGTAGGTGACGAGACGACAAACCCAGACCCCTCTTTTGTTGGTAAAACAATTAACGGCATGTTCTTTTACCGGAACCGCTTTGGTGTCCTTAGTGGATCCAACGTCTGTATGACCCGTGCAAACCGCCTGGAGGACTTCTGGAACAAGTCGGCTATGGCAGTGGGTGATGACGATCCAATCGACGTTACAGCCGTTTCTACGCAGCCTACAGACCTTTCCTATGTCGTGCCTACGGCAGCGGGTTTGTTGTTGTTTGGTACAAATGAGCAGTTCATACTTAATGTAGGTAACGACATCCTTGCACCAGATACTGCAGCAATTAACACTATTAGTAAGTACGAAGTAGATACAAGGATGGAGGCGTTAACAATGGGAACGTCAAGTATCTTTGTCTCTAAAACTGGTGGTTATCTTTCACTATACGAATACCTAAACCTCAGTACCCAGCAGGCTCCCTCTGTACTGGAACTTACGAATATTGCACCAGAGCTAGTTCCTTCAACGGTTGATAGTATTACGGTATCTAATTCCAAATCAGTTATTAGTATAGGTCAAACCTTTACGGATACTTTATACCAATATCGATTCCTTAGAGTTGGTGATAAAGAACTGGCAACCTCTTGGTATAAGTGGAAATTGCCCGGTAAATTAGTTTATCAATTTTTTGATAACTCTAAATTGTACTGCTTAGTTTTTCAGCAAAATTTAGTTGAAGATAAAAATAGATTTTATCTTACCAGCTTTGAGTTGAATCAACAGAACCAAAACGGATTAGTTACTGGTCCAGATGGGTTAAAGTTTGATCCATGCCTAGATATGTGGACCGTAAGTCCTAAAGCGTACTACGATGGTAACGTTTTTACCAAATTTTATTTACCGTATACAAGTGCTCACGAGGATCCACATCTTAAAATGTACGCAATTGTATTAGATACAGCTGATGGTAAGTCTCTAACAAATACAACTACATATGTATCTGCTGGAGGGATTAACACTGTTCAAGGGGCTGTTCAACACCCGGCTACTGAATCAGAGGATGTCTCTGTACAGCGGATATTTAATGTCTATGATACTAATGGTGGCTACTTGATGTGCCAATTCAACGGAAACCTGCTTGGTAGAGATGTTATCTTTGGCTACAGATATGACATGGAAGTCGAGCTGCCAACTTTTTATTTGCAAACCGGTGAAACCTCTACAGATATTGACAGCAACCTAATCCTGCAACGTATTAATGTACTTACTGGTCCCAGTGGTCCACTTAAATTTAATATCGATATCGATGGTATAGATACCTATACATACTCCACCACTAATACTGATGCCGGTCTCTACAAACTTGATGCACTTAATATATCCAAGTCGGATCAAAATAGTGTTCCCATTTACCAACGCAATAAAAACGTAACCATTAAAGCTATTGCTGATTCTCCACTACCGGCAAATATCTTATCTCTTTCCTGGGAGGGAAGAGCAACTAATAAATACTATAGACGAGGTTAGTAATGAGTTTTGTTCAAAGCCTTGAATCGCTATTTGGTGTTGATTACGATCGACAAACGGCGGCGGCAAGGAAACAATATGATGAACGTGAACGAGTTGCTCGTATCCAGCATGGTCTTGGAGTTGAAGCAACAAACAAACGAAATGCTTACAACTTAAAAATCTATAATCTTCAAAAGCAGATGCACCAGCAGCAGCTGCAATGGAACCAGCAGTTTGCTCAAGAAGCCTACAGCAACGCTCAAACTCAGTTCAACAATGCAGTTGCTTCTGCAATGCTTAGTGGAACTGCGATGACACAGCAGTTAATGGAAGCAGAAGGACGAGTAGCAGCAAGCGGTTCCACAAGCAGGTCTGCATTACGCAAAGAGTCGATTCAAGCTCTTGGAGAATATGGAAGACAAAGTGCAATCCTGGATGAGAATATTTACGGTAGCTACAAAGGCTTACAGCGTTCACTTGAATCAATCACCAATCAATGGAATATTGCTAATGAACAGTCGTACGCGAATGTTTCTATAGCACCAATGATGGAAGAAGCTTCACCATACATTGCATCTCAGTTCAACGCACCACAGCAGCGTAGTATCTGGTCCCGTTCCCTTGATGCAGGGTTTGAAGCAGCAAAAGTTGCAGCGACATTCCTTTCACCAGTACCTGATGGTGGTGTAGAAGGCTGGGGTAACAACGTAATTAGAACACTGGGCAAATTCGCTTAAAAGTATAAATGTCTTTTAAAACAAGAGTACCGTATCAAGGTACACCGATTGGACCTGGCTCTAGTCCTGCAAGTGTACCTGATCCGACTCCCGCGTTACGACGCAACATGGAGACCGAACTACGGTCTCTTCAAAATAGAGCTAATCAATTTCAAGACTATACGCAGCGCCAGCAAGCTATAGACGAATTAACAGACAAGATTTCGCAAGCCAATCAAGTAGCAGATCTTCGATCATTCTCTAAAACTCTCGACACCGCCATTGAAATTGGTGGTGAGATGTACGTTGATTATCAAAAAAATCAAGGCTTAAAATTTGTCGAAACAAATCGAGAGGAACTTGATCAACTTAATTTAGCAGAACTAGCTAAAAAACAGAGAGATCAAGAACTCAACGAAAAAGCAGCAGAGCTTTCTAAGAACACTCAAAACTACGGAATTATTCACAAAGTTAAACAGCTTAGTGGTTATAAGCGTGACGTAGTTTACCAGTATCTTTTTAGTAAAGTTGGTGAAAAATACCTACCCTCTTTTTGGGATTTCTATCGTTCTGCTCCTCGTCCCGCAAACGACGAACCAGAATTTCTCGCAGTTATGGCGGAGTTCAGAGACTCTCTGAAAGCGTTTGGTGATTTACCTGCAGCATATCGACAGAAATACCTAGAGCCAGGTGTACAAAAAGCAGAAGCACAGATCATTAAACAATGGCGTGACGAAAACAACAAGATACTTTCAGAGAAAGATACTCGTGAAAACGAAATTGTATTTCGCCAAACTAGAGATTTAAATCAACTTTTACAATCAGAAAAATCAGTACTTGAACCGCACAATAATTCGTGGCAACCAAAGGGTCTTAATGGCGCTTGGAAATCGGGTATGGAGTTGTTAAAAAGTATGATTCGGACGGGTGAGATAAACTCTAAACAACAAATTATTGAACTAGGGAAGCAGACTATTCAAGGTCAAACAGGATCAAAAGGTGAGGCACTTGTATTTTGGGATGACGACGGTACCAAGATCGTTGGTCACCACGCAAGTAAAGGTGCAGAGCTAATTCAATATTTTTATGATTATCAAGCGCAGGATTTCAGGAATCAAAAAAATCTTGAAGCCATGGAGCAGGATGCACTTAACAAAACCATTCAAAAAGAATTGATGGAACTTGCAAAGAGTTCTCCAGATGGTTTGTTAGATCCAGAGGCTGTTAAAAATTTACCTAATGTTCAATTGTATATTGACAAATATGGTTCAGAGCCGTCAGCCCTAAGCATTGCAACTAGCCGTAACCGAGATCAAAAAACACTTAAATACAAACAAGACTTAGTTGATGCTTTGGCTTTACGTTTGGATTTAACTAGGCAGACACTTAAGGACATTGCTGGCGAAGATGCACAGTTTTATTTTAATAACCTAAATCGTGTTACTTCAATTGAACAGACACGGAAAGAAGCTGGCATCAATGATCGTATTTCAGAAGTTCATGGTGAAGTTGATACAGTTATGAATCTTGGGCCAGATTCAAACAAAACTGTGGATCGTGGTGCTGTAAAAGCTGAAGCTGCTAATAGGTTTATTTCATATCTTAACCTTTTGCAGACTCAAATGGATCTGCAATCTGCAGGTATGGAGGCCGCTAAACGTGTAAGGGATGAAATCAAAGCTGGAGCTACGGATCAAAACAGTGTGTTCTTCCAAGGCCCCTTAAAAAACTTTCCTAAGATTACTCAATCTGATTCCCAAGCTGTTCAAGCTCGTGATGCCCTGATTCAAAAAGCACGTGCGGAAGTTCATGCAATTAATAAAGCTGCTATGAAATATGGTTCTGCCGCCATGGATCAAAAGGGTTTGTTTGGCTCGTTAGAGCTGTTAATGAAGAATGCAGAGCAACTACGGACTACTGGTTCCTACGACAACAAATTACTTGACTATGCAGTTCATCAATTTGGTTTGAATGGTAGGACTCAGGCTTTGCAAAGAGCGCTGGGTGCGTATGGTAAAACGTTTAGCTTTGATCTTCCAAAAGAGACGCTACCACAAAATGTAAAGCGCAAACTTCTTGATCCCAAAGCCACTACGCGCCAAAAAGCTAGAGTAAGTTTTGGTATCCTCCATAACGACCAATTGCCACATCCTCCTAATGGTGTAATCCCTACATCTTACACTGGTCCTTCCCCAATTGCTTCACGTGGATTGTCTCCAGAACAGCGTGCCTTGTTGCGTACTATTCGATTTGCTGAAGGTACACATGGAGCCAACGGTTACAGTATTATATTTGGTGGTGGTACTTTTAATAACAACGGACCACATCCAAATCGGGTGATCCACACCCATCGTTATTCCAGTGCCGCCGCAGGGGCTTATCAGTTCATGCCCGGAACCTGGGATGAGCTGGGTGGTGGTGCTATGACACCAGAACAGCAAGATAAGTATGCACTTACACTTATTCGGCAGCGCAAAGTTGATTCAACTAAACCACTTGACCGTACTATGTTAAACAAGTTAGCACCAGTGTGGGCAAGTCTACCAACACTCAGTGGACGCAGTTATTACAACCAACCAGTCAAAAGTTATAACGTACTTTTGAATTATTACCAACGTGCACTGAAGCATGAGCGTCAACTTCAGATGATGCAATCTGGTCAAATTATCTAATAAACCTATATGGAAACAAATAATCCTTACGAGGATCTTTTAGGTAATGTCGGGGGGTTTTCCCCCGAAGACCTAAAACGAGCAGAGATCGTTGAATCTGCTGCTGATCTTACTACTCAAAATAACCAACAAGAACTACAAGATTCTGAGGATGGTGTCGTTGACGCTACGGCTGAAAAAGACCCACAGAAAAAGCAGGAGGAACAACGGAGACTCACTCTTAAGGATATGCAAAAAGGAGTGGAAAAGACTCTTGATCTTGTTAATCAAGGGAAGGAGTTGTTTCAATCACCTGCTGCAGGTCTTATGGATTTTGGTATTGATGTTCTTAATTCCTTCCCGAAGCGTCGGGAAATGGAAAACATTTACCAACAGAACCGATCAGGCCTTATACCTTTAGACGTTGATGGTAACATTAAACGTCTACCTAAATTTAAAAATCCAATTGCTCAAGCTTTTAGAGACATTGCATCGTTTGTGGTACCAAATGTATTACTTGGTCGTGGTGTTTCTTCTGCAGTGGGAGCAGCAAAGTTACCAACGTTTGCCAAAGACCCATTGGTGCAAATGCTAGGTAGTACTGCTTTATCTGCCGGTGTTGGTGCTGGTGTTGATTACACCAACATTAATAGCAAAGAAGGTGATAATCTTAGTGGTGCGCTAAAGAAGGCTAGCCCCGAATTGTTTTGGTGGATTCCAAATAGTATCGCTACTTTAGACTCTGATTCACCAGATATTAAACGAGCAAAGAGTGTTCAAGAAGGAGCTATTTTAGGACCTTTTACCGATCTTCTGTTGGGTGCCTCAACTATTGTTAGGGGCGTCAAAGGGATGATGGGTATTGAAGGTAAGTTTATTCCAAAAAACGAAGCTGCTAAAAACTTCTGGGAAGACCCTGCAAAATTCAAGGACAAAACAAAAACTAAACTTGAAGAGCCAGCTCTTGATGTAAAGGCGTTGTCCAAAGCAGAAACTGGAAATGAAATGCTAGTCCTTCTTGGTAAGTCTGAGGAAGCGGTTGAGCAATCTGCTAAAGCACGTGCTGATGCTTTTGAGGAGCTTGGCTCATACAACAGTTACATGGATCCCACTTTGGATCAACCCATGCTAGGGGTACATGATGTCTTTGAACCAACTGAAACTGCTATTCGATCAGTAGATCCCCATGGTGTTCATGGTGCTGCTGTAGATGCAGCTCGCATTCAAAACAATATCGGTACTAGCTATGGTCGTTTGGGCAGCATCATTACGGAAGCAGCCCTTAAGCATGGACTAGACGGTAACTCTATCGTTCGTCGTGACTTTATCAATATGATTAAAAAGTCACTTCAAGAAGGTGGTGACTACTCCTACAAGGGGTTGGTACATGTGTCAAGTAAACAGATCAAAGATGCAGGTGAAAACCTCGCCTCTGTGCTTGTAGATCCTCGCATGGATGTAACCAACATGCGTGCCATTTTGGAAGACTACAAAAACGAAATGGAGGGTATTAAGGTTCTCAATAAATCTGGTTACCAAGGGGTCTTTAAAGCAATGAAGGCTTATACCGACGAGTACTTCAACCTTGATACTTTGAAGGCACAAGCATACCTTGCACATTCTCTTTCTGGACAAGTAAGTGATATGGCAGAAGGTATGCGTCTAGTTGATGGTACTGATGCTGTTGAACGTGCACAAGAACAGATCATTGATCGACTTACATATTTGTTTGCAGAGAAGGGTCTTGCCAGCAAACTTGGTGGTAGCAACCTGCGAAACATGCGGGTATGGGGTGCGGTAAAAAAAGCTGATCCAAAAGATGGGAAAGCAGCTGTTGAGTCTATGCATGAGGAAGCACGTGATGCTCTTTCTGACACCGTGCGTAGAGCCCGTGATTACAGGGATACCCTCAATAACATCCGCAAAGAAAACCCGGAGTTCTTGAAGCCATTGATGTTTGTTAATGAGCTTACGGATGGTAATGTTGACTCAATGTACAAATTAAATAATTGGGTCGCCAATAAACTTGGACTTATTAATAAAGCATTTATTGATGGTCAACCGGAGATCCCATCGGAAGTTATGAAGGGCATCTGGGGTAACTACTACAACTCTATTCTTTCTGCTTTTGCTACTCCATTTAAAGCAGCATATAGTACTACTGCGTTGCTGCTTGAGAAACCAGTTGCAGTCCTTGCTGGTGCTGCAATTGGAATGGACATGAAAACAATGCGTAGGGGTTGGTATCAATACAGTGCCGTGATGGATACCCTTTCAAAGGGTTTCAACCATATGGGTATGGTATTCCGCAAAGCTTCAGCTGATCCAAATAGTGTTCCCTATATTATTCGCGATGATATTGCACTTAAAAATCAGGATACTATTCAAACTCTAAGGATGTATGCAAATGCTGCAGCAGAGAACGGTGAGTTTGGTCCAGAAATTATGTTAGATTTTGCTGAAAATCTAAACGCATTAAGTGAGCATCCATGGCTTCGGTTTAGTGTAAATGCTATGTCTGCAATGGATGGTTTTACACGAGCAGTTATTTCTAATGCAGAAGCACGTGGTAAAGCATATGATGATATGTTGGAAGCAACAGGCGGCAAGATTGATGGAAACGCATTAAAGTCGGCAGCTGATAATTACTACAACTCTATGTTCGACAGCACTGGATTCATTACTGATGAAGCCGCTGAATATGGAACACGCGAAGTAGCAATGAGCCTTGATTCACCAGTAGTTAATGCTTTGAGTGGAGCTATTGCCAGGTACCCAATGTTAAAACCGTGGATGATGTTTCCTCGTACAAGCGTCAACATCTTGAGTTCATATTGGAATCATAGTTTGTTGGGTGCCTTTGTCGGTGACTACAATAAAATTGTGGGTCATGAAGGAAAACAACATACTATCGCAGAGATTAAAGAGATTCTTAAAACACGGAATATCCCATTTGATGATTACGCATTGCCTAGGTTTAGGGCCTTGCAAGCGGAAATCAAGGGACGTGCAGCTATAGGTACTACAGTTACCGCCATGGCTACGTTTATGTTTATGAACGATAGACTTCGTGGTAGCGGTCATTACGACAAAGCGCGACAACAACAACGTTTGAAGATGGGTTGGAAACCCAGAACTATTAAAGGGCTTGATGGTAAGTGGTACAGCTACGCAGAGATTGGTCCACTTGCAGATTGGTTAGCTACAACCGCTGATGTAATGGACAATTTTGATCTACTAAGTGTCGCTCAATTTGAAGATTTTAGGCGTAAATCTGGTTTTATTCTTGGTGCGGCTTTGTTTAACCGCTCAACTCTAGCGACTTTGGAACCACTAATGGACATCCTTTCGGGTAACCCTGCGGCATCTAACCGCTGGGCAGCAACGATGGTCAGTGGCTTCATGCCTCTTTCTGGTCAACGTAATGAACTTGGGCGTCTTCTGTACCCAGAGCTAAGGATTATGGATCAGGAATTTGGTGAACTACTTCGTAACCGTAATAACTTCTTAGATGGTCTTAATCCAGCTGGTGCATTGCCAATTGCTTATGACTATATCGATGGGAAACCGATCAACAAACCAGAAGGATTCTTTAGTCGTCTAATGCACGCATATTTACCAACAAAAATTTACGAAGGTATTTCACCAGAACGTCAATTTATGATTGATATTGAATACGACGCACAACCTACATTTGCAAAGAGTAGTGATGGTAGTGTTAGATACTCACCCCGTCAACGCGCAGAACTATTTTCGATAGTTGGTAAGCATCAGTACTTTCACGACAAATTAGTAGAAATTAGACGCGATGCAGACAAACTTAACATGATTGATACACTTAGGCGTGCACGTAGAAGTGGTGTCACCTCGGACCAGGATTCCTTGGAAGAGTTTGGTGGTATTTATAGGCGTATTGATAAAGCTCTTACTGAAGCCAAACGGATGGCAGAAGCTGAGCTTACTGACCGTACAGCTGTTCAGCAAGAAGCTACGGACATGAGATCACGTGATTACACTAATCGCCAGGGTTTGTTAAACAGCGATGTGCTTGATTTAACTAACAAATGATTAAACATAAACTTATTAACAAACAATGAAAGATTTAATTACACTGGTAGCAGGTCAAGTTGGACCACATTATTTTACATTTGACGTTAACGATGAAGATGATGTAAGGCTTTTGAAGTCTGATGCTGGTCCAAATGATACTCCTATTGCTCCAGCAGGGGGTACGTTTAGTGTTAATGTATCCGATAAATCTATTACGCTTTCAAGCGGCCATACATTTAGTGGTCAGTACATTATTTACAGAAACACCTCGCACGACACTAGGAACACTTTTTACCCTTCTGGTGCTATTCGAGCAGATGATTTAAATAAGAACTTTGAGCAGGTAATGTATGCCGCCGAAGACAAGGTGCCACTGGTTAATCCAGTAATGGAAGATAACCTAGATATGGGTGGTCACAGGATCACCAATCTAGATAATTCTAGTTTTAGCGGACAAAACCTAGACAATGATGCAATCAATAATTATGACGACGGTGACGCCGCAAGTATTGGCTTTGTAAAATATTTCTTCTTTGACAGTGGTGCAGAGACTGTTCTTTCTAATGAAACTTGGGAGAGTAATAACACAACTATCACTACCACTGCAGCGGCAGATGGTCGCATTAACAGTCGTCTAAGCACTGCACTTACTGATAACGTTTTAGAAACGACTGATAATAACTACACTCCAATTCAGGTTGACGATCTCCCTACTGCTACAAATAATCTTGAGCAGATTTCTCTTGGTCTTAGAGACGGTAACCTGGATATTATTAATAAGGTTGTCCCAGAACAACTCCTTACTAGCACAGAAACTGCTGACGTTATCGGTTCTTGGAGTAATGATGGTGTAATTGCCACTATTGCTGCTATTAAACAACGTCACGATACTGTGATGTCAGCGACAACTCCTGATACAGCTGATTATGCAGTAGGCACATTTTGGTACGACAATTCTGGTGAAGCTTCAGTTACAGATAGTGAAGGGGAAAATCAAAACCCAGAGCAAGACATTCGAGCACTTTATGTACTAAACGACGCAAATGGCACAAAGGAATGGATTGGTATTGCTAGCGGCGGTACTTGGCTAAATCAATCTAAACTGATTTGGGTTGATGCCGGTAACGGTGACGATAGAAATGATGGACACCGTGTAATCCGTCCAATGAAGACACTTCAAGGTGCTATCAACCGATCGGAAGATGGAGACATTATTTTTGTGCAGCCTGGTGTGTACAAAGAGATGCTGCCGCTTGACCTAGGTCCGCGACAGAATGTCACTATTCGTGGCCTTGGCATGCGTAGTGTGTTTATTCATCCAGATCCACAGAATAATTTTACTGGTGCACAACTAGCTAACACACAATCTGGTACAGATACAGAAAAAACATTTATTGTTGACAGCAATGGTGTTATGACTGCTGGCCCACTTGGACAAAAAGTAAGTGGTTCTTCTGAAGAACTTGTTATGTTCAAATGTGGTTCTGGTACATTTGTAAGTGACCTTACGGTTGCTGGTATGAAAGCTTCCGGTACACGTGGTAATTCTACTATTGACGCTGGTCCTACTGGATTAAACGGTCTAACTTCGGGAGAACAGGTATCTGATTTTGGACTACCTGAAAACCAAGGTTGGTTCTTTGCATTCTCTGATAACAGGTTTGAAGCAGGTGCCACTGGCTCTACTGCTGAAGACAGTAAAGTTAAATTCCACAAATCACCGTATATTCAAAACTGTACTTGTTTTGCAGATAGCGGCATTGATAACAGTAATTTTGATCCAGATAACCCTTTAAATGGAGGATTTGCTGGAGACACTACGTCATCTATGACAGGTGGTGGTTTGTTTGTAGATGGCTCTGTTCCCCATAGTGATAGTCCGTTGAAGTCAATGTTGACTGATGCGTACACTTTTATTTGCCTTGATGGTCCAGGTGCTCTCGTTACTAATGGCGGTTATGCGCAATTAGTATCTACATTTGGTACCTTCTGTCATTATCACGCCAAAGCAAAGAACGGCGGTCAAATTAACATGAGTAACTGTACGACTGATTTTGGTCGTTACGGACTTATTACAGAGGACAAAGGTAATGCTGTTGCGATTACGTCAGGAACAGTAGGAACACATGAAATTGGTGAAACTGAGATTGACATTTTAGTTGATAGTACAGAAACATTCCGCAACCAACTTTCAGCTGCTAAACCAATCGATCATATGGTCGTTTCGTATAGTGTTGGTAACGACACTTATACTCATAAAATCTCTAAAACTGTTGGTAGTGTAAATTCAAATGGTGATGGTGAGTATACCGTTACATTGGCAACTCCTCTGACAGTTCAACTTAGTGCAAACCATACACTTAATTTTTATCTCCAAAGTTTGATTAGCACTGGAGGACATGTCTTTGAATTTGCAGGCAGCGGTACTGATTACAGCGCACACCCTGACAATGGTGGACAACCAAATGAAACTAATCAAGTCCGTAATTTTGGAGACGGTAAGGTATACATTTCAAGTACTGATCACAACGCAAAGTTTAAAGTCGGTGATGTACTTTCTGTAGACGATGATTCCAGTACAGTTGCTGTAACTGGTAGTCTTACTTATAACGGGACTTTACTTACGCAAAACGCGCTTGTAGATACTACGAACGCAGATAACATTTCAAGTGGTACGTTAAGTAACGACAGGTTAAGTGTACTAGACGCTAATAACATTCCAAATCTTAATGCAGATAAGATTAACGATGGAACACTTGGTGTTGATAGAATTCCAAATCTTAATGCAAATAAGATTAACGATGGGACTTTAGGTGACGATCGCCTTAGTAACGCATATGACGATGACGCTGATCCAGATACAGATGATTCAAACGCTAACACTTTTGAATACTCAAACCCTACTATTCGTATTGATACAAAAGGTCGTGTAATTGCCGCTAAAGGTGGTGCTGCTGCAGTATCTTCCGTTAGTGTTACTGCTCCTATTACTGATTCTGGAACTGCTACTGTTCCTAATATTGGTGTTAGTACGTTTACAGCTGCAACCTCTTCAAGTGGTGGGAATTCTGGTATTGTTCCAGGTCCAACAGCTGGAGATCAAAATAAATTCCTTAGAGGCGATACCAACTTTGTTGACATTAATTTAGGGTCAACTTCTGTAACTAACGGTGTTAAAGTTTCACTAAACCACGACACTACAGAGTACGATAGCGTAACTTTAAAAGAAGGTAGTAATATTACTCTTGCTGAAAGTAACGGTGAAATTACTATCAATGCGCCTAGTACTAACATTGCAAACGTACATACACAAGAGTATCCACCGGGAAGCCCACAAGCTGGTCAAATTTGGTGGGACCGTGGTACGGGTGAATCTTACATTTATTATAATGACGGTGATTCATCTCAATGGGTAATGCTGGCGCCACAACAACGTGGCACAGGCAACGGAACAGTTCAACAAGTATCAGGTACTGCTAATAACATTACTGTTGATAATAGTGTTTCTGGTCAATCTTCTTATACTCTTGACCTTGCAGATGTTACAGTCGCAGCTACTACTAGTTACACATATGGCAGTGCAACAGAATCAGCTCAGTTTAATGTTGACACAAAAGGACGTGTACATCAAGCAGCAAACACCACTATTACTCCTGATATTAGCAACGTAAAAGTAGGCGGAAATAATATTTGGGATTCTGGTACTAGCAAATTAGATGTACAATATGTACCACTACCTTCTATTTCCAACAGTGATTTACCAGCTATTAATCTAAGCAATGGTGTAGATACTAGCACAACGCTTTCTTCCGGTTTAATTAGTTACGATCAAACTACGGTTACTCCTACACAAATTCAAGTTGAAAGTAGATCTGAATTTGAAGATGCGGGTCCAGCTGAAGTTACGATTAGTGCATCTAATGCGCACACTTATCTTAGCGTCGGTGACACCTTTACACTTAGCAGTGTTGTCCTTAGTTCAAACACCGATATTCAAAATTTGTTGAATGCTACACATGAAGTAAAAGCAACAGCAAATAATGAAATTACTATTGAAATTGGTACATCTTCAGACGCTTTCTTTGATCAAATATACACAATTCAAAACACGGATGTTGGGTCACTTACTTATACAGACAAGTTAGATCCAAACTTAATTCCAAGTTTTAATGCTCAACGTCTTGAAGGGACTATCCCGACAAGCGTTGTACCTAACGGTGTAGATGCTAGTAAAATTAGCACAGGTACACTTCCTACTAATGTTATCCCTGCTAACCTTCCATACCTTGCTAACGTAAGTGATGATACTGCTCCATCACTTAATTCAAATGCATCTAATTTTAACGTTAGTGGTGTTCCTATAAATACTTCCGAAACTAATAACATTACGTTCCAGCCAGGTTTCACTAACTCTGCAACAGGAACAGGTAATGGTATTATTCAAGTTTTAGGTAACGACAGTCCTGCAAAAATTTCGTTGTTTGCAGAAGATACTTCAACTAAAACTGACCGCCAATTCGGAGCTATTACAGGTACTTCCCGATCCATTTCAGTTACAGTCCCTGCAGTTAGTACACTAACTAACAGTTACACGCTTACACTGCCACCTAAGCCTGCAGATGCTAATTATAAATTTTTAAAAGTATCTAGCATTAGCAACAACGTTGTTGTAACTGAATGGGCTAACGATAGATACGAAGCAGCTCAGCAAGTTTCTGGTATGGGAGGAGTTTCTCGTACTGTTAATAGTGATGAGGTGCCAACATATACCGCCGGTTCTGCAGGTCTTGTACCTGCACCTGGAGTCAACGATCACGGTAAATATCTTGAAAGTAGTGGTAATTGGTCGTTCCCAGTACCTACTGGAATGATTA